CATAAGTATCCTCTCTTATTAACTAAGCTGACTTCATACTCTCTTGTGAGTTTTTCAACATCAGATGTATTCAATGGTTTGTTACTAATGATATATTCTTCTAAACCAGAAACTTGACGAGGAAATCTTATAAACCCAAACAATGATAGTAGCATTTGTGCAAAATTCATATTATTTTGCCTTTCTGCTTGCCGCCTTCATCTGAGTTGGTGTGTAGGCTTCAATCACTTCTTTTGTAAAATTTTTGTTCATTAACATATCACCAAAATCCATGGATGATTTGATAGCAGTATCAACGAATGATTTTGTGTAAGCTGTTTGTGCATCAACATAAGTTGTTAGCATATCTGCTAATGGCTCATATTTTACTGTATTTGTGACTACAAATTTTTTGCCAGTTTGAATAGAATCAATGGCTGTGTGGAATAATGAATTTAACATGTTTTTCTCCTGTGTATGTGTTAAAGTGTGTTGCAGTTTTGAATAGACTGCATAACTATTTATACTTATTATACTAGGAATAATATAATATATGTAGAGTTTACACTCTAATTTGTTCTCTATATTTTTCCAGTGCTAATTCTCTTGCTAAGAACAATCTAAATTTGGCATAATCAGATATTGCAAACTCTCGACTTACACCAAATTTATAAGCATAACGATTACGACCAAGAACAATATCATTGTCCCAATCGTAATCATCACTTTCTTTATTACTTAGTAGATGCTTTAGTTTCTTCTTTTTTAACGGGTGTTTTCTTTTCGGTACCTTTAGTACTGGGACTTTTGTTGTCGTTTGTATGGTCCTTTTTCTTTGCCAATAACATACCATCTCCGGCCTTTGTTGGCTCTGATGCTATTGGTTTGGTTGCTTCTGTAGCATATACTGAGAATGCAAACATTGTTGCGAATAGTGCGGTGAGTAGTTTCATTTTATTTCCTTTGAGTTAACAGAATAATATATCTGTATATATACAACGCGGTAGCTAGTATTTTCGTTGACAGATATTTATCCGCCACGCCCAGTTCTACGAACTACACTTGAGCCACCAAATCCTTTAGTATTAGGTTTAGGTCCTTGTTTCTTTGGTGCTTTACCTAATCCAGGATGTTGTTCTTGATTTTTATTTTTGGCATCGTTAGCCATATTGATAAATGGATTTTTGCTTTTCTTTTCTTCTGTCATGTTCGTACCTTTATTGAGTCTAAATATTCGTTGATATTTCCATATAAATTAATGAGCAGTGCAATCTTACTGTCATATAATCTTATGTAGGGTGATCTACTGCCACCATCATTTTTATTTACCCCTATATAGTAAGGACAACGAATTTTTTTATTTAGTTCTAATATAAAACTATGCCAATTACTTGTTTCAACTATTGTAAAGCCAAAGTTGAAAAATTCTATTTTAGCATAGCGAAATGCCAAATCACCAGCCTCTGTTAGTCTTAGACCTCTGTCTGATCTAGGAACCATCCACCATTTCTTTAATGCTTCTTCAAAAGTCCAAACACTATCATCACCAAGTTCTAAGATTACATTTTTTGTAACTTGTTCCTTGTAATGTAGTTTAGTCATCTGGATATACTTTTGTTCCCGAATTCATAAACACAACACTAAATTTATCTGTTTTGAATTGTGTGTTCAGTTTACGACATAAGTTTCTAGCATGACCGGGATTGCTAAAACTTGTTTTTTTATATTTTGGTACTGCTTCACTATCAAGGTAATGACTGCTTTTTAAGTTAATAGGTTGGTCATCATAGAATACTGCCCATATACCACTGGCTTCTACAATTTGGTCACACTTGTATGTGTTTTTATCTACTAGTTCTACTAATAGTTTAGGTTGTGTTCTACTCATATTTTACCACTTCCCACCACTAAATACTACTTCAATTTTTTCAGTAGGGTTAGGTGATTGTTCTTTTTGATCTAACAAAAGTTTAGTGATTTCATCACGCAGGGATTTAGCATCAGCCATTGGCATGATAATCTCTCTAGCACCACGTGCCTCATTAGTGGTAATTTTATCAATAAACTTTTTAATATAACTCATAGTGTATTTATGATATTTTTTACCTCATCTTCGGTTTTGTAGGGGCCGTGATAGTCATATCTTTGAATGAAAATATATTTTGGGCAAAAAATAGGTGTGAATTCGTGTGTTTGCTTGACTGCAAACCAACCTGCAACATGATAACATTTACTCTTATTGGTTTTTGTAAATAGATGAAGTTTTCTTTTAACATCTAATACACTATTGAAAATTCTATTATTACCAGTAGGGAATACTGCAAACGGTGGGATAGTTGTTGTTTGATTGGATTTAACTACTCTTTCAAACTCAATATTTTTAACTTTTTCAATTTGTTTAGTGTTATCATAATGTTCTATGTTAGTACCAATTTTAACCTCAAATCCGTTACCTTGGCTCTCTACATTTCCTACTTTTCTTTCACCGTCTGTTACTACCCAAAATTGGTTCTTAATAATTGGCTTTGCTATTAAGTTCATGTTGTTCCTTTTAATCTAAATTTTTTAAGATACTCTGTGGCATCTGTAACCGTTTCAGTTTCATACGTCGGTTTTTCTGGTTCATATGCATCACCAAAATCTAATCCATATGAATTAGCATAATATTCTACCAATGAATCTATCAATAATTCTAATGTTTCTTTATCCAGATTATCTAATCCTAACAATGATACATTCATTTTTTTATTACTCATTTTTTAAGTTCATTCCAAGTAAGTTTTTTAGCTAAATCTTCTAGTTCTTTATTGTCTTTTTTAAGCATATGAGGTGCCATAATATTCAAGTATTCTATCATAGCCTCAACACCTTTTTCAGTAAAATGACAATATTCAGGTCCTACATTACTATGATAGTAATAATCACGATCTTTGATTATTTCTAACAAACCAGCATATACTTGTTTCTTAAACAGGTTTGTCACAAAGCGATCCTTGATATGGACTACTAAGCCACTTAGTATAAGCTTCAGCTTGAGTAGAAATTTTTGTAAGTTCATATTTACCACATAGTTTCATAAAGTGAATTCCAATTTGACCTTTTTCTGCTACATTCAACCCTGTTTTAATATTCTCGTCAACATGCATTTTAACATCATCCGGTTGTGCAGTCAAGTCAATTAATATACGATTGCGTTCGTAGTCATCTCTTACTCTATGTTCGACCTCATTATGATCTACCCAGCGTTGTAACATTAAATTGTTCCAATCAAACCCCATTTTTGTTCTATCTGCGTAGGCTTCAATTAAACCCACCTTATTCTTAGTACCTTTTTCACGTACACCGGGATATGCACTAAAAACATTATCAGTTGAATCACCACGCATACATTTTTTAAACAATAAGTATTGAGGATCTTCTAGTAGTTTAGGTTGTTTAGTTTTTTTGTCTATAACAAGCTTACCTTTTTCATCATGGTATCCTTTGAGGGTGATGAATTGATTTGTGATTCCATTGTACTGGAACACGTTCTCACTAATAAGCTGAATATAATCGGTATCAGAACTAATAATATAATGCGAGTCATTTGGATGTAAGTATATAAATCTTGCTATGATATCATCAGCCTCTGCTTTAGGATCACGCAGTACGCTAACATTTGTTTTTTCTTTAAGAAATGTAGTGAAGACCTCATAAGTTTCCCAAAACATCTTGTTTTCTTCAATTTCTGCATCAGTCTGGGATTGAGTATCTACAATACGATTTTTCTTGTATGGCTCATAGAAGTCTTTACGCCATGATCTGCCTTCTAAACAAAAGACTACATGATCGATTCCAAATTTACGAACTACTTGATTAACACTAGCAAGTGTTAAGTGTAGGGCCATTCCTATCTTTTCCCACGTATCACTATTGCGACTTGCAACATGACGGGCACGAAAGAAAGTGTTTGCAGTATCAATGAGGGCATATTTTTGTTTCATGTGTGTATTATATATGTATATTTAGAAAATGTCAAGTGTTAAAAACCCTCAAGATACTTTTCCGGGTATTTTAACGCATTTTTCATAAAATCTTTCAGATCAGGAGTTTCTCGGGTAATTGGAAGATGTTCTTTTTTAACGATAAAGATGCCCGGAATCTTTGTAATCTTATTACGATAATACTCCTCAAGGATGTCAACAGTAAGACCTGTATCTTTTATATTGATATATTCTGTGCGATTATATCCATTGAACTTAGAAAAGTGTTTTTTGAAATACACTTTTCCATCATCCTCTAGCGTACGAACTAATCCATCAAGCCCGGGCCGTGCAATACATAAAAAATGAATAGTGACTTTATTTCCACCTTTTTCATAGCCGGGTATTCTACTGCTTAAATCTTCAGTGATACCCGGCTTTGCATATTCATCTTTGTTTTGCACGTGTGCAATATAAAGACCCTGTGTCATGACACAATCAAATCTTGAGTTTCTTGAGGAAGTGCATGAAATAACGTGTAGTCATTATCATCATAATCTCTTAGGAACGTTTTTGAAAGATTTGTAAACGTGCCACCGTGTTGATAATAAATCTGCAACAATAATGCTAATGATGCATCTGCAGGAGTACCGGGTACTTTCTCATCAGGGTTAGCAGTCTTATACCATTCTTTAAATGTTGATTCTGCAAGTCTACGAAACTCAGCCGGCGAGCCAGATATATTGCGAATAATATTTCCTAACGTAATAACAAACTCTTTAATTTCTGCATTCTTTAAAGACTTTGTGCCTTTGATTTTTTTACGTAAATTAATCATGGGCAATACTTCAAATGAATCAACAGAACGATAGTCCCAATTCCATTTATGTATTTGACACCACCAATGCATGTCTTCATCTGGCATATCTTTTAATAAGTCAACACGAACAAATGCACCTGGTTTGTCAATGTTTTCATCATCCTGTTCATGTACGGGGATAATGTTATAACTTTCCATAATACTTTGTTGAGTACATGAATCTTCATATAATTCTTTTGTAATTGCATTTGGGCTGTCTTGTCTCTTTGATAAGACAAAGTTTTTCCACTTATCAAAATAAACAAGTTTTAGTTTATCAGCACCATTGATACCTAAAAAGTGCTCACGTGCAAATGTGAAATTGTGGAACTCAACAACCTGACATTTGATCCCGATATCAAGCCAATTGTCACTTGTAATACCATCATTAGCAAAATAACCCCATTGTGCTAATACACAATACGTAACTGCTGTATGTTGGCCGTCGATTATATAATAATAAAATTTATTTTTGTATTTAATTTTTAATACATTGACATATTGAATTTTTTTAGGATCAAACGCTTCAAGAATTTTTTTAATATGTCCATGATTCAAAGGGCGTTGTACTGCTAATGCACTCCATAATTCACGTGCAGTAATCTCTAGATAATAGGGAAGATTTTTATAAGAAACTGT